ACAATAAAAACTGGTATTATTATCAACCATAACCACATATTATTCATAACAAATACTGCCGTTTGAATGCTCAAAATAGCAATCATAGTAAACAAGGAATAATCGGGTATGAACAACCTTTCAATTAAATTCATTTCGTAATCTCGCATTCAGTACAAAGTTTTCAACAATTAACTTCGTGATTACAGCCATTATAACGATTTTATCGTCTGATTGTGGCAAATATGCTTCTATTACATTTGCCGCCATTGTATGCCAAACTGAGCCATCATCAACCCTTAACATGCCGAAATCTACTGGATCTTCTGCATCCACATCTTGTGCCAATTGAGCAACAAGGTTAATCAATTCATTTGTAGTCATAATATATCCTTACCAGTTTATACGTTCATCTTGATCTAATTCATCATCGCTAGGTATGTCAATCAAATAATCTTCCATTGATAGAGCGTTTTCGCCTATAGATTTGGCGATACTTCTTTGGCCTACCATTTGATAGTGTGCAATGCCCTCAGGTGTCTCGGCATATGCTTTTTGGCTTCTTGATTGGTTTGCTCTGTGCTCGTCGGTGATCTCTCTTACAGCATTACCACATGAGATTGAGCAGTTTGGTCCACGCCTGCGGTGTTCTTTACCGCAGTTTGGACATGTTTTTAATTTATATACACCAGGCATTAAAAGAGTAGACTATTGTTTGATGAGGGTGAATATATTTTTTGATAGGTTTCAACCAATTTCGGAACATTTTTTGGATGAATACTTCCTTGCACTTCTTCGAATGTTCCATCGGTATAATACACAATAATTTTATTCACCTGTTTCATCATCTATTCCTTATATGAGGTGCGATCCTTCATGTTATAATAAGTTATACTGCAAATTTCTAAAAAAAGATACCATTTACTTTTAATGTAATTCATTTTATCCTCATGCGGCACGCTCCTCGTCACCATAATCATATTCTTCATCTCTGTAGAGCTGCCTCTGTTCTATTGATTGTTCTTGTATTGTTTTTTCACCAAACGATTTTCTAGGATTCATACACATAACACAATTCTTATTACCACAATTCATAGGAGACTGTTTATGGAACTTGTGTGGGTTATCAGTCACAAAACCATTAGATTTTGCAATTCTTTCCTGCTTATGAATTGCATTCTCAGTCTTCATTAATCTTCTTGAATGTAAAAATTTAAATACATCGCCACTCATGATGATACCTCCTAGTAGTTCGTTAATTATACTTTACTAACAAAAAAAGTGCGGTAATTATAGTGTGTGTTCAACTGATGAATCTTTAGTTAGAACCATATTGATATAATCAACAGCATCAATCTCTTCGGTAAAATAACGGACTATTGTTTGACCAGTGTATAGCGAGGTGAATATTAAAACCACATTCGATTCATTGTGAATGGAGAATTTAATAGCCCATCCATCTCGCATAACAGGTTTAAAAGATTTTAAATTATCCTTTATTTGCTGCCGTACATGAGCACTGGATTTTACCTGATTTGATGAATTGTTTTGCATTTTCTTCGGATTCTTTAACAGTTTCTAACACCTTCTTGGTGTATATATTGAAAGTATTACCTGTTAATTGATCGAACGATTTGATATTGCTGATAAGATAAGCGTAATATCCCTCAGTGACCGATGTAGCAAATTCTTTTACTTTCTGGTCAACATGTGATACAGCTTGTTGTGGTAGAATATAGTTATACATTTTATTTCCTTAGACTATAAAATGTGCCTCGAAATTGAGCGCACTAACTATTTATGTTGCATTGCACACAGGAATGACTATTCCTGATCTTCCACCTTCAATTTCGCCAAAATATATTCTTTCACTAAACTGGATCTAACAATGTCCTGTGCGGTGAATTCGATCTTGGTAAACGAAGACATATGCATGGCAATATCAAAGAATTTTAGAATACCAGATTTGTCGTTACTCTTACGCAGGTCGGTCTGTCGGTAATCACCACACCAGATAATCTTTGATCGGTAACCAACACGAGTAATAACCGTGTCAATTTCTTCGAAGTTCATATTCTGCATTTCATCCACTATAATAATGGCATCGTCAAATGACATACCACGGATGAATGATGTGCTAACGAATTCAATATAACCTTGCTCTTCTAATCTCTGGTATGCATCCTTTCGGCCAAATAGTGTTTCACAGATTTGCCTATATGGTTGTTGATAGATATCCATCTTTTCACCAACATCACCTGGCAAATGTCCCATCTCTCTTGATTGTACAGCCGAGCGCACTATGATGATCTTCTGAAAAGGATTGGATTTATCCAGAACCTCTTCAAGTGCCTTATACATGGCGATGAATGTTTTACCTGTTCCTGCCACACCATGTAATGCAACAAAGTAGTCTTGTCTCTTGTATGCATCAAAGAATAATTTTTGATTATCAGTCAAAGGATCAAAGGTCTTTAGATCATCAATTCTGATCTTTAGGTGTGTGCCTGGTTTCGGTGTAGCCACTTCTGCCGCTGCTTGTCTTTTAGTTGCCATGTGCTTCCTTTACAGTTTATTTAAAACGTGGGCTTTGTGAATCTTGCAACTTACCCACTTGTTATAGTATGAATCGGTTAATAGTGCATCTCTCAGAAATATCTCTTTCGTTTCTCTGTATGAGCATTCTGACCTAGATTTGCAAAGATATAAAATTGTTCTAGTGAAATTCTCCTCGCCATGTTGTTTTACATCAGCCTTCAATTCATCGGACGATGACCAATAGTTCTCCCATCCTGAGGACAGGCGAACTTTTTTAGTCTTACCCTTGATTTGTTTTCTACCAGATTTGGTAAAGAATTTTTTGCCAACGTATTTACGTTGTGTGATGTTATTGATAATTTCATATACAAAACCGAAGTTATCACCTACATCTTCTTCCGTAAATACTTGGCCTTTGTATGTCCAATCACAAGTCCTCTGAGTCATCATCAGAGTTATCATCAAAGAACATCATCTCAGCACAAAATGGACACCATGTTGGATCCGATTCTGTATTCATTTCATCGTACTTAACAGTGAAGGTGCTTTCACAATTAGTACAGGTGTGTTTTAAAGTCGCCATATGCTACCCTCCTACGAGTATATATGGCGATTAATATTTCAGGCCTTGCCCCACACATCATTCCATGATCCAGACAAAGCACCTTTAGCATAGTCTGTTGCACGATTCTCAAAGAAATTGGTGTGTGTTGGTGCATTAATCATCTCCTCAACCCATGGTAATGGGTTGCGTTTGACTTTAAATATACCTTTCATACCAAGACCAATTAATCGGCGATCAGCAATATAACGAATATACTTCTTTACATCCTCTTTGGTCAGGTTCTCACCTTCATTGATACCAAATGCAAGGTCAATAAACTTATCTTCAAGTTCAACCATCTTTTCTGCAATGGTGTAGATACTGGACTTCAGTTCATCATTCCAAATTTCTGGATTCTCTTTGATGTAGGTCTTAAACAATTTCATCATCGATTCGGCATGCATTGTTTCATCAACGATGGACCATGTTACAATCTGTCCCATACCTTTCATCTTACCATGCCGTGGGAAGTTCAACAACATAATAAAACTAGAGAACAATTGCATACCTTCAGTGAAGGCTGAGAATACGGCGATATGTCTAGCTGTGTTCTCTTTTGTACCATTTCTACTAGACAAGTCCATAACATATTCGTGCTTGTCTTTCATCTCTTGATATGCAAGAAATTCATTGTAAACTGTTTCTGGTAAACCAAGCGTTTCAATCAGGTGTGAGTAAGCAGCAATATGTAATGCTTCACGGGCGGCGAAACCCATCAACATCATTCTAATTTCAGGTTGAGGGAAATAAGGTAGATAATTGTTAACATATCCACCGGCAACATCAATATCTCCTTGTGTGAAGAATCTAAAGATATTGGTTAAAAATGTCTTTTCATCACTAGTAAGTTTCTTTTTCCAATCTTTCACATCTTCAAGCATAGGCACTTCAGTATGCAGCCAATGCGACTGTTCATGTTTCAACCATGTATCATATGCCCAAGGATAGTTAAATGGTTTAAAACTATCTCTTGTATCGGTAATTTTTATTTCTGTTTTCTTATTCATTATTCTGTATCCGTTACAAGTTCAATTGCTTTGTTTTGTTCGTTCCATACGGCACCAATAACTTCACGGTAACCTTCTGGTGTATTGATCATAACAGCCATGTGCTGTTTGATTGGCATCATTCCACTTTGTCTAGCTGAGTGTGCTATCCAGAGTTCTTTTACTTTGTTTGATAGGTCATATGCATCCATTATTTGATGAGCTCTTCAATCTGATCGGCCATCAATACACCGGACTTACGGCGAATCTCTTTACCATCTTCCATATAAACCAAAGTTGGTACACCACGGATCTTAAACTCAGTAGTCTTATCTGTGTTCTCATCAATATCAATTTCAATGAGTTCAACATCACCTAAGTTTACATGTTTCATATTACCTGCCAATGATTTACATGGTTGGCACCATGTTGCTGAAAATTTATATAATTGTTTCATATTCTTTCTATCCTTAATATAATATGTTTTCCACTAATTTTTTTCCTCATACATCACAGTATTTGTGTCTCCTAGTGCCCATTTAGAATCGGTCTCTACAGACCATCGTTTTGTTGCTACAAGGAAATCAGGAATTTTTAATTTTTTAGGATTACTACTTGGTTCCAAAATCAACATTCTATTGTTCGGTTGTGCTGCAAACTGACCATTGTCCAATTTTATAAAGTTATAAGACTTGTGATCCTCAATATCTTCACTAAAACCGGTGTCTAATATGTTGAAATCAGGGTGAGCCGAATCAACTGTAAACATATACTCACCATATCTCCAATCACCAGCTTTTGTTTTAAATTTGCATTTCATCGATTGTAATTGTGCTTTTTTAATTACAGTAATGTCATAGGACAAACAGTCCCACAACTGTAAATAATCTAAAGGCATTTCATTTTCAATTTGTTTCCAACAAAATGCATGAAGTGGCAACTTATCATACAATGCACCATATTCATTAAGATAGGCTTCAATTCGAAATGCTTGACCCCTTAATGATTTTATTGATACCCACCAACAAGGAACTAATTCACCAAATCCTTCTTTGAAATCATACAAAAATTCTCTGCGAACAAAGCATCGTACTGGTGGTAGATTCGCAACAATGTGTGCCATACCTCTCTATCCTTCACATGCAATACAATCATTACCTTGAGCAATAGCGCTCATGTCTAGTTCTTTAATTACTTCACGCTCAATACGTTTTGAAACCTTATCTGCCTTAGCAAGTTTCTCACTTCTGCAATAGTATAATGTCTTTAGACCCTTTTTCCAGGCAAGAAAGTGGCAAGCATGTAGATACTTCACATTAACATCAGGACGGAAGAATAAGTTCAATGACTGTGCCTGATCGATATACACCTGACGATCAGCGGCATGTTCAATGACCCATCGTTGGTCAATTTCCATACCAGTCTTGAATACATCTTTCTCATAATCGTCCAGAATATCCAAATGTTGCACTGAACCATCATTGGCGATAATGCTCGACCAAGTGTCTTGCATATCTTCTTCAGATAGACCTTTACTACGCAACAAACGGTCAAGGAATTTATTCTTATTCAAATGTGAACCACTCAATGTATCCTGGCGGTAAGCGTTAGCCCGATAAGGCTCAATTGAAGGACTGGTATTTCCCATAATAATGCTTGAAGATGCATTGGGAGCAATAGCCATAACGTGACTGAAACGGCGACCAGTACCAGCTGCATCAGGAGCTTCGCCTCTCTCACCACCCAATTGAATATTTGCATCATCTAATCCTTCACGAATATGTTTAAACATTCTAATGTTGGATGATTTTGCTAAAGCACTTTCAAATGGAATGTTTTTAGATTGTAAATAGGCATGGAAACCTAATGCGCCGACACCAATTGAACGCTCACGCATTGCTGAGAATCTTGCTCTTGCGATACCATCGTGTGAGTTGTCGATGAAATATTGTAACACATTGTCCAACATTTCCGCAATATCTTTCAAGAATAGAGGATCATTCTTCCATTCATCATAGTATTCTAGGTTGACCGAGGATAAACAACAAACAGCTGTACGATCCTTATCTGTGGGTAGAATGATCTCTGAGCATAGGTTTGATTGTTTAATCGATAGACCTAGTGCTTTCTGAAATTCAGGCATTGCTCGGTTGCTTGTATCAATAAAATGCAGGTATGGTTCTCCTGTATGCATACGAATATCAAGAATCTGTTGCCAAAGGTCTCGAGCTGATACTGTATCACGAATGACACCTGATGCTGGGTCACGCAAATGCCATGAGTCATCCGCATTTGCATCTAACATAGAAGCCTCAACCAATTGCATGAAATCATCGGTGATGTTGATACCGTGATGCAGGTTGAGTGTACGCATATTCTGGTCACCGGTTGGCTTACGCATCTCTAAAAATATAGGTATATCAGGATGACTGATATCAAGATAGGCGGCGTAACTGCCCCTACGAGTGCGGCCCTGCCTGTAAGCCAATGACGAAGCATCATATGTTCGCAAATGAGGCATGACACCAGTAGACTTATCGTCAGCACTACGAATACCCAAACCAATTCCAACTCCGCCTCCTAACATTGATAACCAATTTACTTCCGACAGACAATCGACCAGACCTTCTGCGCTATCGTGCAAATAAGGGAGGAAGCATGATATAGGAAGGCCACGCTTAGAACGCCCAAAAGACAAAATGGGAGTGCTATAAGACAACCAATGCTTACTGCTATATTCATACAGTCGTTGCGAATGATTCTGGTTCGACCCGAAGGCTTTCGATACATGTGCAAATCTCTCCTGTGGTGATTTTTCTTCTTCTTTCATATATGATTCTTGCAGACGTTTAATCCCCAATTCATCAAACAAACCATCACGGGAATAATCCACCGTAATATCGTGTACAATATCTGTCATTTACTTCTCCAATTATTATTTTTCTACGAATCCTGATGCCATGGGAAATACCTCAGCAATTACTTTGGCACATGCACGAGCAATTTCCATGTGTTCTTTCTGTGTACCGTTACCTGATCTAACGGAAATGAAATGTATCCAACTACGAAGTGTTCCATTCATATAGAGGCGTGATATTGTTAGACCCTCAGGTAAAACAGCACGAGCCTGTTCCTTTGCAATACCATGTTTTACTGCCCATTCATAAGCTTTAGTTGATGCACGAATTACATCCTGTTGCATCCATTTCCATTGTTCCTTAAGATTTTCGCCAAATAAAGTATCTTCAACCTCCACACTATTCTGGCGATTCTTGGTATCTTGCAACCTTGCTTCTCTCAATACAAAATCCAATTCTTTTGTTGGGTCGGCATATCGTTGGCTAAACTCCTGAAATGAAAACGAACGATGACGCAACATCTGCCTTGCAATATCTCTTGTAGTTTCAATTTGCAAACAAGCACTAACCATCTCCAATGGAGACCAATGAGCATTCTTTACCAAATAGTTGATTAACTTCTCGGAGGTTTCGGTGTTGAATTGATTTGATGGGTTTGACACACGAGCACAGAATGCAATCAAGTCTTGCATATTCACCATACCATCTTCATACAATTCATCCGTCGCTTGACTATAACTAATTAATTCCACTTTCATAATTTCTTCCACATATTGAATTTTAATTGAGCTTGAATACTACTGAATGTGTTACTACTTATGATGCTATCAATTTGATCCACAGAGATACCATTCATAACAAATTCATTTATATCTTTACCTGGCATAGTTTGTGGCCAAATAACAATCTTGTGTCCAGCTTTGATTGCTGAATCCATCATCTTAACGATATCTTTATTCCTAGGTTCATTGTCAAACACTAGAACAATATCTTTAGCTTCAATAGATTTGGCCGTTAATGCAAGGTTTGCATCGCCTGAGGCTAGACTATTATTTAGAAATAATGAATCGATCGGACCCTCTACCAGCAAGACTTTTTGCGATAATATTATTCTATCGCAACCATATACTAATTTATTTTCATTGTTGTTCGTTCTAACGGTAACATATCTAAGTTTTTCTTCTGATGTTTCCAATGCACGACCAGATACTGCCAGTAGGACATTATATTCATCATAGTATGGAATGACCAACCTTTTATCTTCTGATATTTTTTTACCATGTTTAGGATAAACCTCATCAACAAACTTCTTATAGTTATCTGTGTACCATAGAAGTTTATATTTCTCAATAGGTAGTTGTCTACGTTTAAGATAGTCTAAACAGAAGTGTCCCTCTGGTAATTTATCACACCTCTCAGCATTTTCATATGATAATTCTTTAGAAACTTTATCAAACCTAGGTGATGGTATATTAAATGTTTGTTGACCGAATTGTTTAACTCCCGC